TGACCCCCAACACGCGGCCAGCGATGCCCCCAACAGGGAGCATACCACCCATGACCCTCCCGGCTGGGCCAGCAATTCAGCCCGGTCCTGTTAGCCCGGCACCCGCCCCAATGCCCCTCAATCAAGCTGGTCCGATGCCGACCCCGCTTCCGGCTGGTGGCCCGATGCCAACTCCGATGGGCCCAGGCCCGATGCGTGGTCGTATGGGCGCTATGCCCCCGCCTCGGCCCCGCAAGAATGGTGGGAAGATTGGCTAATGGGCGATATCTCTAGAAACACTGGCAGAGCAGTAACCCCTGGGAGGGGTGGCAAAACAAAGCCCCGTCGTGGCCCGAAGCAAGACAGTGGCGTCCGGTTCCAGGATGAGCCCCGGCCTGAACAAGGTATCGGCGGCATCAATCTCAGCCGCCCTCGGCCTGCCGATGACGAAGTCTCGGTTGAAAACCGGCGCGTGATCCCAATTGAGCCTGTCGAAGGCGAAACCATACAGGATCGAGTTGATCGCTTCCGGCGCAGGCGTCCGATCCTGACCGGTGCTCTCGCTGTTGGTTCAGCTATTGCCGATGGGGAAGTTAAGGGGCGCATAGCTCTCAACAAACGGCCTAGACGCTAATGGCCACCTCGGGCACAACCTCATTCGATCCAGATGTCGCAACCTACATAGAAGAAGCCTTTGATCGGGCTGGCTATGAAGGACGCTCTGGGTATGAGTATAGGACAGCTGCCCGCTCCCTAAACTTCCTGATGATGGAATGGGTCAACCTTGGCCTAAACCTCTGGGCAGTGGATGAAATCTCGATTGCGCTCACTGCTGGTGATGGGCAATATGACCTCCCGACCGACACGGTCGATGTTATTGATTATGTCATAAGGATTGGGTCTAATGACTACCGAATTGAGCGAATCGGCGTCGGGTCATGGGCAGCAATCTCCGATAAAACTCGACAGCAGTCACGCCCAAATCAAATCTATGTTGAGCGACTTCTCACCCCTCGAGTTAATCTCTGGCCAGTACCCAACAACGATGATTGCACTCTTATCTGTTGGCGCTTGCGCCGCCTTCAGGACGCTGGCACGCCAGATAAAACACTTGACGTTCCGTATCGCTTTGGCTCTGCCCTGGCCGCTGGGCTTGCGCTGAAGCTCTACAGGAAGAAGCGCAGCGGGTATGACCCGAACAAGGACACCATCCTAAAGCAAGAGTATGAAGAGCTCTTAGGCCTTGCGATGAGTGAAGATCGCGGCAGGGAGCCCTTCTATATCTTTGGGAGGGGCTAATGGGCCTCTACCATGCCAGGAATGGCCAACCAGGGATATGCGACCGATGCGGTCGGCGCGTTGAGCATGGCAGCCTCCGATCCGAGGTGGTCAGGGGGAAAGACCTCTCTAACCAAATCTGCAGCGAATGCTACGACGAAGACCACCCCCAAAACTGGGTTGGCTCTCGACCGGTCGCTGACCGGGAGAATGTTGTCGATGCAGTTCCAGAGCCTTCAATTGTTGAGGAGAGGTCCCTCTTCGGATTTAATCCGGTCCTAGGCGCGCAGGCGCGCGCTAGGGTCGGGGCAGTGCAGGTGCTGACACCATGAACTACGCTAGCCTAGTCGCCGAGATCCAGGGCACAGCTGAGTATGAGGAAGCCGACTTTGTCGCGGCTATCCCGGAGTTTGTGCAGAGGGCTGAGAATCGAATCTTTCGAGATATCGACCTCCCGGCCTTTAAGCAAACCGACACCACAACTGTCACTGCGTCGAACAAGTTCCTCTCAACGCCGGATGGTTTCCAGTACGCCCATTATTTTAGCGTCAATGGACGCATGCTGCTGCCCAAGCAGGTGGATTGGATCGCCGAGGCTTACCCAACCGGCCATACAGCTGCGGCCCCGATCTACTACGCACAGTTCGATGAGAACTCCATAATTATGGGTCCAACACCCAACTCTGGATATTCATGTGAATTGTGCTATGCTCGGATCCCCGAAAGCATTGTGACCGCAGGCACCACCTGGATCGGTGATAATGCCGGTAGGGCTCTCTTCTATGCCTCAATGGTCGAGGCTGCGATCTATATGCGCCAGGACGACAATGTCATCATGGCCTATGAAAAGAGCTACCAAGATTCCCTTGCGGGCTTGGCCATATATGGCGCGCTTCGAGTCAAGAGCGATACATTTAAAGAACGCGACAAGAGGCCGATAGAGCAATAGGACGCATCCACGATGGCAGCTGCATTTTATCCTTCCGGCCTCAAGGCCATTCTCGATGGCGACATCGATCTGTTGGTTGATACCATCAAGATCGCGCTGATCGATACCGGCACCTACACCTACTCCTCTGCCCATGACTTCTACAACGACGTCACTGGGGTGGTTGGCACGCCCGGTACGCTCGATTCTAAGACCACGACTGGCGGTGTGTTCGATGCCGCAGACGAGGTCTTTACGGGCGTTAGCGGCAACAGCATTGAGGCGGTGATCATTTACAAAGACACTGGCGTTTCAAGCACATCTCCACTGATCTGCTTCATCGACGGCTTGTCCCTGACCCCGAACGGCGGCAACATCACGGCGGTCTTCAACGCTTCCGGCATCTTTGCCATAGGAACCTAATGTGCCCGCCTATCCAGAGTTCGTCCCCGGAGAGGGCCAAAACGTCAGAGTGACCCTGACGAACGGATCAGAGATCATCGCTCACTACATCAATGGACAGTGGTGGGTTGGTCTAGCAGATCAGGACGAAGACGCGCCGCTCGCCAACGAATTTGTGGTCTCCTGGGAGATTTAAAGGAGGGGGCCCGTGGCGTCGCCGTCATTTGTAGCAAAGGGCACATTTGCAAGCGGCATCGGAACTGTAAGCCCGGGCATGCCTGCGGGCATCTCGACCGATGACCTACTCCTCCTGTTTGTGCATTCGGCCAACCAAGCCATTGCCGCCCCCACAAATAACTCCTGGACTGAAATCACTCCAAGCGGCAGCCCCTTCCGAGGCACAGCCGGGGCGGCTGGTGGTGTCCGTCTTCAGATCTTTTATCGCTTCGTTGACGGCTCCGAGGTCCTAGAGACCGTCCCAGATAGTGGCGACATCACTGCCGCCATTATCCTTGCCTACACGAACGTCAATACCACAACCCCGTTCGACGGCGTCACGGCGGTTGGGTATAATGCTGTCGCCTCAACGACCCTAACAATGACGGGGATCACAACCTCGACAAACGAGGCGATGGTTGTTCACGGCGTTGCACTGGATCTAGACTCCGCCTCAACAGCGACAACGGGCGCTGCTACAAACGCCAATCTTACAAGCATAAGCGAACGCCATGATCAGACCGTGGCGACTGCTAGTGGCGGCGGTCTTGTTATCATTGATGGCCTAAAAGCAACAGCTGGTGCTTCTGGCAACTCTACGGCCACCATCACCTCGTCTGCTTATGCTGGCATAACGCTATCTCTGCGCAGTCGAAACTTTGCACAGAACCTGAGTGTCGGCTTCAAGTCTGGCGCTGGTGCTCTTTATTCCCCCACCTTGAGCCCCGGTAATGCCAATCTCTCGATTGGCTTCAAGACAGGCGCTGGTGCGCTTTATGCGCCAACCCTCTCACCCGGCAACGCCAACCTTTCAATCGGCTTCAAGACGGGAGCTGGGGCCCTCTATACCCCGACCTTAAGCCCGGGTAATGCCAACCTGTCGATTGGTTTTAAGACTGGTGCCGGTGCCCTTTACGCCCCGACCCTGTCTCCAGGTAACGTCAATCTCTCGGTTGGCTTCAAAACTGGTGCCGGTGCCCTCTACGCCCCGACCTTGTCGCCTGGGAACGTCGATCTTTCGATTGGTTTCAAGACTGGCGCTGGGGCCCTTTATGCTCCAACGCTCACTAACGCAGACAACAATCTAGGTGTCGGGTATTTAGCCGCCAACGGTGCTATCTACTCCCCGACCCTGGAGCCGGGCAATGCTGATCTCCCGGTTGGCTTCAAGGCTGGGGCCGGGGCTCTCTACTCCCCAACCCTAAGCCCCGGCGATGTTGAGCTTTCGATTGGCTTCAAACCCGGTGCAGGGGCTCTTTACGCTCCAACCCTATCCCCTGGTGATGTTAGCCTCGCCATCGGATTTAAGGCTGGCGCTGGGGCTATCTATGCCCCAACCCTTGAAGCCACCGCCAACATCATCATTCCATTCTTGCAGGCAATCGGGGCGCTCTACACCCCAACCTTCGAGCTCGATTGGGCAGAGATAAGCAGCGGCAATTCCGTGTCATGGTCCCTGCAGACCGGAGACAACGCCAAGACATGGACAGAAGAGCCTGGAACCAACGCCAAGACTTGGTCAAATAACAGTGGAGATAATTCAAAGACTTGGGTAGAATCCACAGGTGACGTGGCTAAGACTTGGTCAACAATAAGCGGAGACTGACGTGAGTATTATCCACGGCCTAACCAATAGCTTCAAGACACAGCTTCTTTCAGGTCAGCATGATCTGTCTAGCGATGTTTTGAAAATTGCGCTATACTCAAGTTTGGCCGAACTTGGCCCCCAGACGACGGCATACTCGGCTACCGCCGAGGTCACCGGCACAGGGTATTCCGCTGGAGGGGCCACCCTCTCTGGTGCAGCTATCTCGATAAGTAATGGCGTAGCATTTGTTGATTTCAGTGATGTGTCGTGGGCAAACTCCTCCATTACCGCAAGGGGAGCCCTGATCTACAACGCATCGAAGTCAAACAAATCCGTTATGGTTTTGAACTTTGGAATCGACCGGGCATCGAGCGGCTCGACATTCCAGGTGAAATTCCCGACCGCCAACAAAGATAGCGCCCTTATCAGGATTGGTGGATAATGCCCTCGACTTATAGCTCAAAACTCAGGATCGAGCTCATCGCCAATGGCGAGAAGATCGGCACCTGGGGCACCGCGACCAACACCAACCTCGGCACATTGATCGAGCAAGCCATTGCCGGTGTTGCTGCGGTTGTTATGGGCTCCGATGCCAACTACACTCTCACGACCAACAACGGCTCTACCGATGAGGCCCGCCAAGCGGTCCTGCTGGTTACCTCGAGCGTGTCGCTGACCGCGACCCGCGACATCATTGTGCCGACATCGACCAAGCTATATGTCGTTCACAACTCCACTACCGGTGCTCAATCTATCCGGGTCAAGACAGCCGCAGGCACAGGCATAACCATTCCCAACGGGGAAAGGATGTTCCTCCACTGCGACGGCACGAACGTTGTCGATGCAATAACAAACTTCTCAGCCGGGCTGAAGGTTGGTGGGGCCTCTATCTACTCGGGCGGTGGCACCGATGTTGCCCTAGCTGATGGCGGTACTGGTGCCAGCCTTGCCGATCCTGGTGCTGACCGGATCTTGTTTTGGGACGAAAGCGGCAATGCTGTAACGTGGCTGGAGCTTGGCAGTGGTCTCTCAATCTCTGGCACGACCCTAAGCTTTTCTCTTCTTGGCCTTGGGTCCCTCGCGGATCCAAATGCTGATCGAATCTTTTTCTGGGACGACAGCGCTGGCGCTTCGGACTGGCTCCAGATCGGAACCGGCCTAGCCATCAGCGGTACATCGCTGGCCCTTTCTCACCTCGGCATTCAGTCGCTCGCCGATCCTGGTGCTGATCGGATCATGTTCTGGGATGACAGTGCCGGAAATGTAGATTGGCTAACAGCTGGCACCGGCCTTTCTATCTCCGCAACGAGCATCACCCTGTCTCACTTAGGGCTAGAAGCCCTAACAGATCCCGGTGCTGATCGTATCGCTTTCTGGGATGATAGTGCGGGGGCCTTTGCTTGGCTTTCGCCCGATGGCTATGCACTCGAGGTGAGTGGCACGACATTGCGTGTTATCGACACCGCAGGCTGCTCTCTCTCCGATGAAACCACAGCTGTCACCACTGGTACCGGAAAAGGTTCTCTTGTCTTCCCATTCGCTGTGACGTTGGTGGATGTTTATGTTGTCGCCGCCACTGCCGGAACGGCCATAACTGTTGACCTCAACAAGAATGGCTCCACCATTCTCTCCACCAAAATGACAATCGACAGTGGTGAATACAGCAGCAGCTCTGCTGCCACTCCTCCGGTCATAAGCGACACCGCAGTCGCTGCAGGCGATGTGCTGACGTGGGATGTTGATTCTCTTACAGGCACTTGGAAAGGCCTGAAAGCCTGGATTGTGTATAGAAGGGCTAGCTAATGGCCTTCTTCGACTCCTACAAATTTGGTGCCGGTGCGTTAGAGGTGGACATTGTAAATGCCACCAACGACAACGCAGTGTCAGGAACCGTGTATTCTGGATTTCGCCTCCACTCCAACGGCGGTGTTTATTACCAGGAAGCGGCAGGCACTTGGGCTGGCCCAATTTATAACTGGGTAACCCCAACAACATCGGCCCCCAACTACGAGGTCTTTGTATCAGTGACGGGGGACGAACTTTCCACCGGAACAATAGACTCCTGGATAGCTTTGACGTCAACTCAAAGCTGGAACATCCTCTCTGTTGGTGTGCGCAAAGAGGCGGTCTTGACTGTTAGCATTAGACCAACTGGCGGCAGTGCTATCGACACCGCAACCATCACGCTGGGTGCCGGGGAGGCGGTCTAATTATGCCAGCTGGAATTGGTGAACCCCTACCGCTGAGATTCGCTCCACGAGTAGTAAAGGACCAAACGCGTCGAACCGCCGAGTTTGTCTACTATGATTGCGACAAGATCAGATTTGTCGGCGGGCTGCCGCAATCAATCGGTGGGTGGGTTTTGTACAACTCGACCGCATTGCTTGGTTGCCCGCGCTCCATGTTCTGCTGGAGCTCGCTTGCTGGCCAAGCTCTCTTAGGTGTCGGCACGCATCTCAAATACTACGTTGATACTGGCGGGTCATTCTCTGACATCACGCCGATCCGTTCCTCATCAACAATTAACACTGACCCCTTTGCGGTTGTTAGCGGTGAAACCAAGGTCACCGTGACGGATACCGGGCATGGCGCTATCGATGGCGATTTTGTCACCTTCAGCGGCGCAACGGCCACTGGCGGCATTGATGCCGCAACACTCAATGCTGAGCATCAGATTTCGCTTGTGGTCGATGCAAACACTTATGAGATCTATGTCTCCCAAACGGCTTCCTCGACAACGTCTGGCGGTGGCGCTTCGGTGGTTGCCGCTTATCAGATTAACATCGGCCTAGAATCGACCGTGCTTGGCGCTGGCTGGGGCGCTGGCGCGTGGGGTCGAGAAGGCTGGGGCGATGCTGCAGACGTCACTGTTGCTGGCCAACGCCTGCGCCTGTGGACAGAAGATAACTGGGGTGAAGACCTCCTCATCAATCCCCGTGGCGGTCCAATCTACTACTATGACACCTCTGCTGCAGCACGGGCTGTTGAGCTCTCCACCATGGGTGGCGCTTCGGATGTCCCGCTGTTTGCCGATCAGATCATCACATTCCCAGAGCAGCGTCAGCTGATCGCCTTCGGTGTTAATGAGATCGGCTCGACAGTCGCCGACCCGATGATGGTCCGCTGGCCCGTCACTGAGAGTGTTGTGGATTGGACCCCTACTGACACCAATGATGCCGGTGGATTTCGACTGTCCATTGGTTCTGTCTACATGGGCTCAGTCAAGATAAGGCAGGGCCTCTTAACCTTCACTGATTCGGCCATGTACGTCATTCAGTACATCGGCGTTGGTGGGTATGTGCCACGACTGATCAGTGAAAATATCTCGATCCTTGGGCCTAAGGCGATAGCCACCCTCAATGGCGTTGGATATTGGATGGGCACTCGATCCTTCGGCAAATACAACGGCACCCCATCGGTGCTGCCGAGTGAGCTGAGCGACTATGTGTTCAAGA